TGATTCCATTTTTGCGCGCGCTGTGCCGCCCTCGGTTGCTCCAAATCCTAACTCTTTCACTATAACGTCGAAGGTTTTTCCGGCGACTGTATAAGTGGCAATATCTGCAAGAGATTTCAGTTTACCCGCAACCTCTTGAAGTCCAGGCAGGGCCGCCTGCGCCTTTTGATAACTGTTAAGGGTTTCCCCTCTGCTAGCCGCTAGTGCTTCAGCCTCTTTGACCGCTGCCTGAATCTTTGGCTTAAGCTCTAACTGTTCTTCAAGCTTCGTGCGTTCTTTGGCTCCTGCTATAGCCGCCTGAGAATTTGCAACGTTTGCTGTAAGGCTAGGGTCTTGAGCTACGCGCTCATTAGCTGAGACTGTGCCAGCACGAGGGTCAAGGCCAAGCTCTATACGTCTAGCTTTTTCCTGATCTTCAGGTGATAGGCTGGCAGTCATCTGGTTAAAACCGCGAGTGGCTGCGTCTAGCGCGCTGGAATCTTGAAACATGCTCTCCAGCATTGTCTTTATTTTTGTCCGGCCTTCAGGAGATTTAAATAACGCCTTATCGTCATCATCAAAATTATTGCTTTCAAACAGATCCCAGTTCTGGTCTACAAAAGCCCTCGCTGTTTCTTCGTCAGCGCCTTCAATTCCATTTAATAGTTTGTATGCAAGTTGGCCTTTGATTAGGTTATCTTTCTGCGCGTGTTGCTCTTGCGCCCGTTGATTCTGCTGCTGCTGAATATCCAAAAGCGCATTCCTGCGCCCGTTGTTCTGTGCGCGATAGTATGAGTTAAAGCCGTTGTTGATTGCTTCACCTTGAGCTTGAACGCCCTGCATTGGTATTAGTGCTAAGTTCATGCAAATGCTCCTGGATTGCCAGCGTAAGCCCCGCCAATTTGCCCACCTAGATTCAACAGATTGTTAAATCCTGCCTGCCTTGCTCCTTGCGCGCCCACGATACCCGCCGCCAAGTTGTTCCCTTGCTGCATAGTCAAGTTAGATAGGTTGTTGCCAGTGGTTAAGGCCGTGTTGGCCTGCCCTGCCGCTGATGATTGGCCCAAGTTCACAGCGTTGAAAAGCTGGTTCTGCTGGTTCTGTAGAAGTGGCGCGCCTGCTAGATAGGCATTGTCTTGTAGAGCTGTAAGTGTGCCTCCTGAGCCTAATTTCCCCCTTGCTGCTTGTGACTGCATGGTTGTCTGATTTAGGTTGTCTAAACCAAGTTGGAATAGAGGGTTACTTTGTAAGTAACTCATCTGGCCTTCAGGAGACAAAATGGAAGTTAGGGAGTTGATTTGATCAGCGCCAAATGTTCTAAATGGTGCTAAGTCTTCCCTTGCAAGATCCCTCGTTTCGCGCTGCAGCTCGATGGCCTTTTCTGTGGCCTGCGCCTGTGTTCGTGATGCGTCCTTGGCTGCGTCTGCTGCATCCCCGCCTAGTATCGTTCCGTCAATAAAGTCTACGGCCTCCCCTAGCCCAGGCATCCCGCTTACTACGTCACTAAAAAAGCCCATTATGGAGTCTCCAATGCTGTTATTCGCGCTTCGTGATCAGCAAGCTCTGTATCATTTGAAGCAATGTTTGAGGTGTTGGTTGTTATGTCGGTAGTGTTGGCTGCTATGGTTGTCTCGGCTGCTGCGAGGCTAGCTTCCACGATGGTTAAATCATTTTGTAAAGTTGTAACTAGAGACTGAAGAGACCCGATATTACTCTGTAGTGTTGCAATATCCGTCTGTGCGCTGGTGACGTTGCTTGATAGCGTTGCCACCTCTCCAGAGGTTCCCGATATGGCATCAGTGCTGCCCCCTGTTCTTAGGAATAATTGGCGCAATATGCGCTCTAGTTGTAGTTTGTAAGATGGTGAAGAAAACGAGATTTTAGAGAGGACAGCTTCAGGCGAGAGAACTTTGCTCATAGGCCTACCCCTATTCGTGCGCTCAACTTGAAGAAATGCGTTTCGATAGGGTCAGTCGTTCTAAATCTGTATATTCTGTTTTTTGATCGCCCAAGTGAGGCCCAGTTAAGCTTATGTGTGTACTGGCCTGTTTTCCCACCTGTGCGCCATAGCTCATTTGAGAACGTGTGTCCGTTGTCATCTGAAAACTGCATCATTACTTCCAGCTCGTCACCGTTTGGCAGGCCGTAACCAGAGTTCAAAGACAGTTCAATTTCATGCCAAAAAACATCCTTATCAGGTGAGGCTATCCCGTCAGAAAAGACAGGCTGGAGCGTTCGTTCGCGTACTATCGAATCGCCGTTATCTGCGAATGTTTTGCTATCCCATTCGTAAATATTCCCAGAGCGATAATCGGAAACAATATGCTTCCCCCATAGATAGGTGTAACCGTTGGCTAAATGCCTACCACCATTCAATCCAGAGGAAAGCTCAAACCAGAAATTCAAAGGCTCTGAGTAGCACCACGTCTTATCTGCAGTAGGGAAAGAGAACACCACAAAGGATTGCCCTTGAAGCTTCAGAGAGAAGCAAAAACAGTCCGAAACGTCTGCATAAGACTCGATTGCGCTACTAATTCCGGCTGTTGATATCTGTTCGGGAATATAACCATTTAACCTATAGCAAGTTCGATCATGCCCGAGAAAGTACATAGCCTTATCGGTATTGGTAACAGCATGGACGCCTGCAATACCAACTTGAGACAATCCCCCTTCGATACGATCAAAAGGAGGCGTCCCTACACCTGAGTTATACCAAGGCTCAATAGAATGCTCGCCCATCAGATATAACTGCTGATTGAACACATAAACCCTTGTCAAGTCATCGTTGAAGGCTTCGGCTGTAGCGTAATTCAACGCATCTATACTAGACCCGTCACCTACGTCTGAGACTGTAAAGCGCCCGTCATTCCCGTCATAAATAAACTGATTGTTTAGATAGGCAACGGAATTAGGCGGCTCTAGGTCTTCATCTGTAACAGTCTCTAGTGTCGTGCCGTTTGTGCGATACACAGAGCCTTCTGTGACGATGTACAGCCAGAAACCGCCACCAGCAAACACGCACCTACCTGTGCCCATAATCGCGCCCAGACTGACCTTATTTGCCTCTGAGTTGATTTTGTATAGGGTCTGTCCGTTAACCGTGTAAAGGTTGTTTTTCCAGCCTGTAATGCCTCTGTTTTTAGCTTGCCCTTCTGAGAATAATTTAGCTCCAGGCCACGACATGAGCGCAGAATAGCTCTGCCCGCCTTGCGGGAGTTCTGGGTATAAATTAATCGTTGACTGAGAAGAGAGAGGGATTGAACGGCTTGGATAGGAAGGCCCGACTAAAGCAATGCTAACGTCAGCCATTTATAATATTAAACCTCTTGCTGCGTGTTAGCGCCCTTGGCATTTCAGCCTCTGAGCGTTCCAAGTGTTTAGCTTGCAAGGTGCTATACAGCTCTCCGGCTCGCATATACACCGCCTGATTGATTGGCCTGCTTTCCGCTTCGTAGATAAGGGAGGCGAGGTTATACACAACGGCCAATTCTTCAGATTGTTCTATGTACAGTTCGTCAGTCGCTTCAACGTCTGAAAAACCTAAATCAATATTTTCGATCAACCATGAATGCAAAAGCCTGTTAAGTGTTCTTAGATAAAGCGCGTTTTGATCGCCGCTCAAGTCTTGGCCTGTCGCCTTTGAGCCTGCGAGCGTTGCAGCATCATTTAAAATTGTCTGTACGTTCATACTTGACCTATAAAAAAAGGGGCCGAAGCCCCTTGTTTCTAGTTGGTTGCAATACGCACCGCGAACTGCGGACGAATTGATTTTTTGCCGTAGAGAATGTCGAAACGAGCTGGCAACTTGTCGTTGTTAATGTCGTAATCTCGAATCATTCGCATGGAGATACCGTCATAGACTTGTCGGGAAGCCATGTCAGTACCTTTAGGCATGATCAAATCCGCAGAAGCGAACGCGAACGCGTCACGATGGTAACCAAGTGAAATGCCATAAGCAGCATTTGCGCCGCCGACCTTAGTGATAGCTGCGTTATCCGCTGGAGCCGCTGAAACGTTCTGATAAGCGCCTGATGTAACCAGAGCAGGGCTAACAGCAAGAGACGTTGCAGATGTACCGGAATCCGCTGTAACAACGAATTGCTGAAGTACATTTGTAACCTTCTTGGTTTCAGGGTGAACCGCATAGACGCCTGCGATAGTGATCACGTCACCTTTTAGAAGCGTGTTAGTGCCACCATCTACAGTCAACGCTGCGCCGGACTGAGCGCCGCCGTTGATCAAATACCCCGTAGTAGCCGCAGCCGAGCCAGAGGTGTGACGACCAAGATATGTAGACTCGAAATAATCGAAGCCCTGACCTTTACCCACCTTGCCCTCGCGGAAGTTTTTAGATACTTCGTTGCGGTCATTGAACAAGCCTTTCAGATCGTCAACAAGGTCAACGTTCGCTTGCGTGTTCAATAGCATTGTGCAGTTACCATCTAACGGAGTCAGGCTATCTTTCAAGAGCTTACGCCCGTTCAAGACGTTCTTCATCGTAGTGGCAGAGCCTAGATTTGACTCTTGGTTATACACATCCTTATACAGGGTCGTGATGGTGTCATCTTCAACATAGGCTGCAAGGCGTGACATTGCAGGCTGCAAGATGCGTTGTGAGAAGTCATCAAGATCAAGCGTTAGCTCTTTTGAAGAAAACTCAACATCAACACCAATTTGCTTGTCGATAGTAATTGAGGTGTTTTTCTCTACGGTATCTTGCGTGCTCAGTGTTGCGCCTTCCCGTACTGTGTACTGGTTAGGCTCGCGGATTCGCAGAGTATCACCAATCTTTGCGCCTTCATTGGCAAAAGATGCGTCATACTGTTTGTTAATACCGCCTACGAACTGAATGTTTTCGTGAAGGATTCGGAGTGAGTCCTTCGTAATCATATCTGGGGTTAATATGGTGTTAGCCATTGTACTATCCTCTTAATTTTTTACGCCGCCATTCCATCCACTCATCCATGGGCATCTTGTCAGGGTCTTTAGCCACTGTTTCATTGCTACCAATGGGAGATATGGGGTCCGGGGCTTTACTTACTTTGTTAGGTTTTGGCGTCTCAATAGACGCTTCGATGAGGGCCAATTCACGGGCTGCGAGCACTGGGCTTAGCCTCGATATCTGGTCTGCTTGCTCAAGATTGTTCGCAAGGTGATAGGTGAGAGCTGTGGACTTTTCAGAGGTCTGAATGAGTCCGATTATCTCAGCATCCATCTTTTGCGTAATGTCGGCAAAAATAGGATCGTTTAACTTCTCCATGATCCCTTCGTACTGACCCGCTTCAGATTGCAGCTTTTCCACATACTTCGTGGTTTGATCTGCTTGCTTCTGTAAGCGTTCTTGAGTGGCGCGTTCCTGCTCAGAGGCCGATTGTTCATCCTTGATCTTTTGGGCCGCTTTCTGCGCGAGGTATTCAGCTTGTGCTTCGTTGTATGCATCTTCCGTTTCAAAATCGTCATACTTCGGCGCTTTGATCGGTTCAGGCTTCGGCTTGGCGTCCTCTAGTTCTTTAAGCCTTTTTTCAAGCGCTTCCTTGGCTCGCCTTTCCTCATACTTTTCTCTTGTGAGTTGGTCTATCCTCTTTTGAACCTTGTTCTTGCCTTCGTTCTCCTGATCTTCACTGGAGGCTTCAGCTTCTTTAGGTTCGCTTTCGACAGGTGCCGATTCTGTCTCTTGGCTAACGGCTTCATGTTCGCCCTGTATTTGATTCTCAGGCGCAAGAATTTCTGCCTCTTCAGACATGTGCGTGTACTCCACGATTAAAAGCCTAGCGACCTGCTAGTAAGGGACTATTGAATAGTCGGTTGGTTTAACGTTTGGATAAGCTGTAACAGGGCTTGAGCCTGTAGCTGTTGATTCTGGGATTCTTGGGCCATCTCAGCAGTGGCAACGAAGCTTTCTATTTCGTTCTTCTGCGCTTCTGTGACCTTTTTAGACGTGTCTGCTTGCTTGTTCTTCAGTTCAGCGATTTCTTTAGCTTCCGCTATCTGTGCTTGCCTTTGCTGAACCATTGCCGCCTGTTGTTGTTGTGCGATAACTTGCGGATCTTCTTCTTCGACCAAGCCAGGAGGCAACAATTTCTTAAGCCTTGCCGCAATCTCATCAGCTCCAGGCCAGTCGAGATTTTTAGCCACAAGATCACCCGCAACCTGTACGATTTGAGGAAATACGCTTGCAAGCTCAACCATAGATGCCGCTGCTTCTGCTCTACGGGTCTTATAGTTAGGCCCGACAGTAACGCGAACGTCATACTTTCCGCGTGTAAGATCGTTTTCTATCTTCATCCCGTCAGGCGTGTAAATAGGGTTGTTAATCGTTACGTCTTTCTGACTATCATCTTCACCGCGAATCTTGATAATTCGCTGCGTGTCGTAATACTGCGGGATTAGGTCAACGATAATTTGACCTGTCTGCTCAATTGCTGCTGCGAGGTTGTACAAGAAGACGGAGTTTTGTATTTCTGCCTCTTGTTGTCTGGATTGAATGGCGATCCCTGACGTTTCATTGCCTTTCGCTCCAAGAGACGCATCATAAATACCCGTAGCTGCCTTTATATCCTCACTGGCAATAGATGCCTGCTGTAACAAGCCATTTTGCATTGAAGGGGGCGCTTGGCGCTGTGGTGGTGGCGCTTGCGGGTCAGGCTCATAAGGTAGATAGGGAAGGTTCTCAGTGTTAGCAACATCCCAAAATTTCTTATGATTTTTAATCTGCTTGGACGTAAGGATAAATGGCGCTTTTGGTTGTAGCGCGATAGTCTCAGCCGCTGCTGAGTTCCAATAGTTATAGAGTCTTTGTGGGTCTTTCGCTGCCCTCACTACACCTCTATAGTGTACGCGCCCATCAATAATGTCTTCTGAGCCGTAAATAGGAACAACAGGGAAGTAGCGAGAAGGCCACTCAGATTCTTCTAATACCTCTGAGCCTGTGATTTTGTAGTATTTGATAACGTAAGAATCTACTTTCCTTTCCCTGACAGGTGTGACGCCTTTCGCTGCGTATGCCTGCATATCCTCTTCGGATATACTGTCAACCTCTACGGTCACCCCGTTACTGAGTGATAACAAATCACGCGTTATCTTCTCTTTGCACCAATACTCTGCAACCCTGACTTTATTATCTTCAAACCATAACCCTTCATAATTTGAGCTTTCAGCGCCTGCAAAGTCAGATTTGTCTACCTTCTTACCGTACTCTTCTTCAAATTGGTCTACGCTCACCCACTCCGTAACAATGGCAAAGCGCCCGTCTCTTTTTGTGACCTCTTGCGCAGCCGGATCGAAATAAACGCTAAACGCATTCTTGATCGGCTTAATAACAATGTCTTGCTCGAAGGTGTCAAACTCATTGTATTTAGTGATTACGCGCCAAGCGCCATAACCCATTTTTACCTGTGTTTCGGCTGCTTGCATGTAGACAGATTGCGCCCTTGATTGGTATTCAATCTGTCTTACTAGGCCTTCAAATGTTTCAGCCGTGTCTTTGTCCGCCCCATCGTCTACAGGGTCAATCTTAATCGCTGGCAAGCTTTGACGGATATCCCCCAGAACACGCCTGACCGCTTGGCCTGTGTGATCGAGGGTTAGCATTGGTCGGTTCTTGCGTTCTTTCTTTACTTCTTCGGGCCATTGATCCAGCGCAGAAAAGCGTAAATCGTCAAGCATCTCTTCTCTGTTTTCTGACTCCGCTGTGACAGCTAAGTCATAGTGCTTTTTAGCGCGCTTCAGTATGTCTTCATGTTTTTTCTTCATGCACCTAGCCAACTGTTAGAAGGGAGATCAAGTTCAATAGATTTGTCTGATGGGGGTTCAAACACCACGCACATCAAACCGAATGAATCAGCCCCATGAGAGGCCCAGTCATGTTCGGGGCCGAGGCCAATTTGTCGCGTTTCGTCTTTCTTTTCGTGATACCAGCCGAGCGCATCAAGCCCCGCTGAACAGGTTGCTTCGTTAAACCAGATAGAGGGAAATAAACGCCTGCCCTCTTCGATTCTTGCCTTAGCAGCGCCCTTGCCTTGATTTGGAACAACTTCGACCTCATAGCCTGCTTGCTTTAATGCAGACTCATAGGAAACGTCGTGAACGCGGTCATTAGTTTTCCCATCGTGCGGCAACCATATTTTTGTGTTGTTTTCCGTGTAGCCTTTTGAGCGCAGCCAGTGAAGGTGAGCTGATAGCGGCTGTCCAACAACTTCGTAATAATCCAAAACACGGATCTGAAGCCCGACAAACTGCGCGATCCACATCGTAAACGCGTCAGCCTTAGCGCCTGTCCCGCCGATATCTACAAACACGCGATAAGTCATCAGCGGATCAGGAGCGACCACGCCCACCCTTCCCGCCTTACGCGCTTCTGCAAGGTGTCGAGCGTAATATGCCCCGTCTGATACGGAGATATACCCGCCTTCCCAGATGTGGTCATACTGGTCTGGATCGTCTCTCAAGCAGTCCAGCCTTTCTTGCTCAAGCTCTTTAGGAAACCACGGATTATCTGACCAGTTCGCCTGTACGACCTTCGCCCCTGTAGGCAGATTTCCTTGCCTGAGCATTGCGTCAACGGGGTCTGCTTTTCTTCGGGGATTCCAACTGAACCAAAGCTCTGATTCTGGAGCGCGTATGGTTGGCCTGAGAAGTTTTAGCGAGGTTGTAGAGAGGGTTTGTGCCTCTTCCACCCAAGCCCGTTTAAAGCCCTCTAAAGACTTGATGGACTCGGCTGTGTGGTCTTGCATCCCCTGAAAGATAATTACGCCATCGCCAGGGGTTTGAATCCTGTCATTGAATATCTTGAAACCGTCCTGCTCACCCAGCCTAAACTGATCAAGTTTTGACGTAATCAGCCTATAAGCAGAGTCTTTTAGGGACTTTTGCACCTCACGAATACAGACAGAAAGAAGCCCTTTTTCATAGAGTGCGTTTTCAATTAGGTTTTCGGCAAAGAAGTGGGATTTGCCAGAGCCTCGCCCACCGTGCGCGCCTTTGTATCGCGCTGGTTCAAGTAGAGGCTCATAAACCTTAGCTGTCGGTATCTGTAGGACTGACAACTACACGCTCTATTCTTTGTACAAACTCAAGCGGATTTCCTGTGGAAACCTCTACCGCCTTAAGCTGTGGTGCGTAATACTTGGCAAGCTCCTTGTACATATTCCCAGCAAGCTGGAGGTCATCTTTTTGCATGGCCATCTCTGCCACTTTTGCCAACTTTTCGATAGGGTTTAAGCCCATTGAGTCAAGGAGGTCTCGCGTTTCTTGTGTTCGCTTATTTGGCGTCCCTTTTGTTCGCCCTTTGCGTACCTTCTCGCTCATAGGCCACCCACTTTGACCTTTGCAACGCACTCGCGCTTTTCGTCTGCTGCGTTTTCGGTCATATCTACTTCGCTAGGGTCTACAACACAAAGCACATCGCCTTCGCGCATAAACAGGATTGTCTCGCCTTCAACTTCTCGCTCCATGCCTGCCCGATGGGAAAACATGACGTGCTCACCAACTTGTAAAGTGGTTGGCTTGAAGTGATCCTTGCCATTAACTTTTGTGTGCGTTCCAGGGCCGACAGCGACTATTTCGCCCACATGTTCCTTATGCCCAACAATCTCGAAGCGTGAGTGAGCCTTGCGCCGCTTCACCGCAATAACATCGTGAATAACTTTCATGGTTTTACCTTTGCGCTAGAGTTAGCTAGATGGGTTTCCCCGCAGCGTTTCCGCTGAATTAGAGGCCAGGGTCTGTGACCCTTATCAGAATATATTCAGGCACTATTTCGTCGTTATCGAAGTAGCCAACACACCGCACTAGTGCCTCTCCGGTGCGTCCGCTTGTGATTAGTTGTGTTTGTGTTGCGTTGTCCGCTATAAAGTTAGTTCCAAGCGACACGCTAGCGCCCTCTTCCACTTCCCAGAAAGAGCCAAGAAGCGTTGCAGAAGTGCGCCCAGCAACAAGGGAGAAATCAATACGCGCATCACGCCTTGAATTGATATACATATCAAAGACGCGCACCTTCATAGGCTTGCCTTGACTGATGACGTGTGCAAACGCCACGCCTTCAAAGTTGGACGTTTCAACAGCATTCCCATAGGCAGGATCTATGCCTGTATCACCAACAATTACGCGTACTGTTTCGGTAAACGTACCGCCGCCAGTATCTGAAAACGTTGCGTAGCGGGTATATTCTTTGGCAGGCGAGACGAAAGGGACTAGCTCAAACTCTGTCCAGTTCGTGATATCAACGGCATTCCCGCCCTCGTCTACGATAGTAAACGTCATGGTGGAGGTTGAGCCTTGGTCACGATTGATATCAATATTAGCTGCCATTTAATGACGCTCCGTAAGAGTCTGACGCCTCAGTGGTTACAGTCGCCCCATAATTTGAAGATGAGGTAACAGGTTGAGGTGTGAAGGATTTATAAACTGTTTGCTTGTCTTGCTTAAAGCTGGATGTATAACCAGTGTTTTCAATTTGTGAACTTTCAACTGATGCCCCGAAGTTAATCGGCTGTTCAACTCCGATGAACGTAAAGCGAATCCCTGCGGCTTCTGCGGGTTCGTTATTCTTTAACGTTAGGGAGATCGGTTGATTGACATATCCATCCACGTTAACGCCGCTAGAAGTCTCTGTAAGCGTGATTGCCGCGTAAGATAGGTAATCAAGTATTGCTGCTTGGTTGCTGCCTGAAGCGTCCAGAATGACCTGCATTAAGACACCTCTAAGTTATAGGCTCCAAGAGCTAGACCGTCATCAGTTCTTAAAATTAAAGAACCTTGCTGCCCTGAGTTTAAGGACGTTCCTGTTATCGCTATGGACAATTCACCGCTACTGTCCGTGAGTTCTTCCTGACCCTTAGCAACTGGTGTTGAATAGTTCGCTGGGTCAACTGAATCAAACCATGCCCAGCTTAACGATGTGAGGTTTGACTGGATAATCCCGTCCCTGCTCACCAAGTTACACGTCACGTATTTTGTGGCATCTGAGAATATGCTTGGCTGTACATCGTTGGCTGAATTAAGCTCTTGAGCTATCCCGAGAACAACCTGGACAGCTTGCGCGGCCTCTGAAGTGGCAGGCAGTGCAACATTCGTTTCTGTCGCAATCCCCAATACAACCTGTATTTCTGGCGCAATAAACGCCGTAGCCGCCGGAGCTGTATTGGCCTCTGTTGCTATGCCTAACTCACCTAGCGGAATGACAGCGTGCAGAGCTGTGTTTGTCTCTTCTGCTATACCAAGATCGACTTCAATGTGATCAGCTATTTGAGGGCTTGCAGAGATCGCTGTATTTGATTCTGCGGCTATCCCTAGGTCAACCTGAACGTCACCACCTGACTGCGTTACAGCTAAAGCTGTGCTTGTTTCAGTTGCTACACCTAGATAAAAGCTAACATCATCCGTAGACCCTTGGATGGTCATGGTTGTATTGAGGACTGTTGTTAGTCCGTCAGGTCTAACCGCAGTGATCTTTACTGGATAGATGCTAGGCGATAATGGCATTAGGGCTGCCCGATTTGCACGTGCTGCTCTGCTGTGACAACAGTTGCAGCTATGTTCAGTTGTCGGTTATTGATCGAATCTGTCTTAAATAGCAATCTTGTACCGTCATAAACGGCTAGCCATAGGTCAGCCTCTGCGCCTGACACAAAGACCTGAACAGTTGAGTTAAATTCTGTTGAAGGGATAGAAACCCTTCTTGAGCCTGATACATCGCCATCAGAAATAGTCAGCCCAGACAAAGTTTCAACCAGCGATACGCGCTTACCGCCGCCACCTGAAAGACTAGAAGCGTCTGTGTGAGTAATTGGCTCTGTCTGACAAATGCTATAATTTAGCGAAACGCCTACAAGCTCAGACAGCCCGTTATCAAATAAATCAGGGTGATACTCTACTGTCATAACGTAGGCACTCCCGGGATCTGCTCGAATGATTTAAATGGGTCAAGGTATAAAAGACCGCCTGCATTTTCAGGGGGATATGTATAAAAATGGGCGTAACTTGGTGGCACCCTTACAGGAACCGTGCAGTTTGCCCTTAGCTTTTGCTTGACCGCCATTACCTGAGTGCGATTTGTCAATCTTCCGTAGCCTTGCAACATGCAAGCAACAACGCCCGCCGTGTATGGCCCTGAAAAGCTTGTGCCGCTCCAAGAGCGATATTGTGCGTCTGTAGTTGTTCGCGCTGTATAAATATTTAACCCTGGGGCGTAAACGTCAATATCAGGCCCGTAAGAGCTTAGAAAAGCGCCCCTTACAACGATATGATCACTAAGGGTGCTTGCACCTACATTTATCATTTCAGGGTGAACTGCTGCCTGAGAGTTAACGCTGTTTCCTGCCTCAATATAGTTCTTATCGTTTCCGGCTGGCTGAACCCATACTATGCCAACCTCCATACAATCCTCGATTAAATCTATACCGAGCACTGGCCCTATCGTTGACATATTGATAACCGCAGGACGGTTTAAACCCGCGCGGGAATTGTAGTGAATCAAGAGTTCGTCTATCGCGACGGCAAGTTCTAAGGTATCAAACCCGTTTCCGAAGCCTGCTTGTACCATCCATATATCGCACTCTTTTGCGACTCCGCAAACCTTCCCGCCTGTACAGCTCGCTACTGCATTCGCGTGGTCAGTTAAGGGATTTCCGTCTGCCCATGTAGTGCCGTCTAACCGCTTGGCTCGGCCTTCAAAGTCTGGGTGTGTTGGTGCCCAGCCAGCCGACTCGATGATATAAGCGTCTACACCTTTGCCAGTTCTTACAGAATGAAAGCTCGTGCTTAAGTTGTTGGGGGGCAAATCTCTATTCCAGTTTGGAAGCTTGCGACATATCCGACCAAGCGCCCACGATGGATCGTTTATATCCAACGTTGTAGCGTCAATGTTAGGTAAGTCTTGCACCACATAAGCAGGTTTGTGTACTTGGTTTTTAAGCTCACTCTTGCTTCTCGCTTGAGCGATTAAGGATGAGCCTTTAAGGGAAAAATCGTTGAGATTTGTCTCAATATCAAAGACCTTTTTAAGCCCCTTCTTACGCTCGAAATCGTAACCAGCGTTTACAAGCTCAGTTTCAAGCAAGTCGGCATCAGCTAAGGATTTTGCCCTTACCAAAATCCCTGTCATTGCTGTTCTTCCACGACTTTTATAGCAAGCCAGCTATTACCGTTATAAGACGCAATTAGCTCGGAAATGATCTCGAAATAGTCACCACCTGACACGGGAATAACCCCGCTCGAAATGCTTATACAGCCATTTGAATAAGCCCCAAACGGAGCGCCGTCAAAGGTCGCACCGTTTTTAATTACATCAAGCCGCGCAGTTGTGGCTAATGTCTCGAAAGCGCCGGTTATTTCAATAGCCGTTACACCTGTCGGGATAGTCAACCTGCTAGGCATTCCCCCAGAGAAAAAACTATCAGTATCATAAGCTGAACTTACAAACGTAACCGGCGCTCCGTCTTCCGGTGTTGCCGCCGTGTTAGCTAGAATCAGTGCGCCACGGAAGGCCGTTTGTCTTGAGTGCTCAACTGTTGCGCCTTGAAGCAATAGCGAAAGCTCGTCTAGCGTACAGGCAAACGATTGACCGCTCTGGACAACGTGAATCAAATCCGTATCGGTTGGCGTGAAAGCGCCCTGAGTTGCGCGCTCTGTTGTTAAGTTTGTATCAGGCATATCTCACCCCGTCCTCTGTTGAGGCTTGCCAGCTACCCTCAACCAAAATTGCATGCTCATAACCAAGCTCATCAGGCGTCTCCCACACTTCCCTGCTCACTGAATAGGTTGGTATTGCGCGCCAAACGCCATCAACATTGATTCCAGAAATTATTTGATCATTAAACTCAACAGTTACTAATGCCGCGCTGTCTGTAACAGTCCCAAATAGGTCGGGGATATTGTTAAAAGTAGCTGTTGTTGTAAGGTCTACGGCCAAATAATCCACATCGAACGTGGCCGTATTACTTCCGACTGCCTGCTCTGTGACTGCGTCTGATATAAACGCCGTCCAGTCTGTCCAGTCAGAGCGATAAGCCCCGCCTGAAGCGCGCGCCTGAACTCTATATTCATAATCTGTATGTGGGACGACAGGTATATCCACATACTCAGTTAAAACATTGGTGTACGTCGTAACCTGTCCTGTAAGTGGATTTCTTACTTCAACGTCATACCCATCAGCAGGCTCGGATGGCAGGCCGGAATCAACCTCTGCTGTAGCCGATAAAGCTGAATTTGTTTCAGTCGCTACGCCTAAAGGAATGCTTTGATCTGATGGCGTGTAGGCGGTAACGCCCAGGGCAGTGCTAGTCTCTATAGCCACGCCTAGCGCAACAGAAGTGTCTGATCCGACAGACGGCGTTACAGCTAGCGCCGTGCTTGTTTCTGAGGCAATACCAAGGCTTACTGCAACCTCTACGTCAGGCGTGACAGATAGTGCTGCGTTAGTCTCTGTGGCTATGCCGAGATTGACGGACACGCCAACTGCTTGCGTAGTAAAGCTTGTCCACGCCGACCATTCTGACGTAGCCCCGCCGCTCTCTACGCCCTGAACGCGATACTCATGTAACTGTCCAGCAGATATTGAGGTTAGATCGTAATATAAATCCGATATGCCTGTGATTTGAGTGACTGAGCCGCCATCCTCTCGCCACTCTACATTGTATGTAGCCGCCGCTGCCTCTACAGCAACGCGAACCGTTCTTTGGACGGTTGTAGCCGCATTTCCTGCTGCGTCAGACACATCATACGAAAGGGTGTATTCACCTACCGTATTAACATCCACCGTTCCTGTGACGACAATATCCGCGGTAATGTCACCGTCAATGTTATCTGAGGCTGTTGCGCCTGCGTCTGTGTAAGCTTCACCCGATGGAATAACAATGCTTGCATTACCAGTCAGAGTAATAACAGGTGCAGTTTGATCTGTTGAAGGGGTAACGCTTAACGCCGTGTCGGTTTCTGTCGCTACACCTAGATTGACGTCAACGCCCGATGCAGCAGTAGTGCTAAAAGTCTGCCATGCCGTCCATGTAGACCAAGTAACCACGCCGCCTGTAGTATCAACCTCGCGAACGCGCCACTCATAATCCTCAGATTGATCTAATCCTGTAGCGTCATAATAGAGCGTAGCAATACCCGTGTATTGGGTAGCACTTTGTCCTACTATGCGGAGTTCTACGTCATAGGTGATCGCCATTAGCTAGTCCAGTTAAGGCGAGCAGATGAAGACGTGATACTAGTTGCGCCTGTAGGCGTCGGGGTTTCTACAAATGGGTCAGGTGTTGGCTCACTTGGGGCAGAATCGCCGCCTGTACCGATACCAATATGCGTAGCGCGATAAGTAGAAATATACTTATGGAAACCTGCACGACCTGTAGCCGGACTTGCTAAGGTTTCACTCCACCCCCAGCCAGCAGGCTCATTGGCCAATAGAGTCCCCGCGTCAGCTTGCCATGCCTTAGCCTCCCACGAACTACCTACAACACGAAACCTTAAAGCTGCGGCTTTAGTCAGGTCTATGTTTGGCGGGGCGCTGGCGGTTGTGCCTGTAATGTTGTTGCCGGTAAACGTGGAATTACTAGTTTTAAAGTCAACCCTAACCCCGATAGAGTCTCTTAATGCAGCACCGAGCAAGGCTGAGCCGCCGCCGGAGACAAAATTGCTCAGGGGGGCGTCAAACATGACGAGCACTTCTTGATCGCCTGAGCCTGCTGTAGCGTCTAAAACCTCGTTACGCGGCTGCGTAAATGTTGACTGGATATTGAAGTACGGAACCGTGTTCCATGTAGCCTTAGCTGAATCCGTACCCGCGCCAAGCTCGACAAAGCCTATATCAGCGAGTTTGTCGCCGTCCGTATAGTCTTCTGCTGCAAAAAAATACTGAGCCATGATTAATCCGCTCTAAAGAAGCCTGCTGCGTTAATAATCCCTGTCAGATTGTTCCCGTTCGTTGTGGCTGCAAAATCAAGATGCACCAGAGGGATAAGATTTGAGTCATTTCCCGCAGTTGTGTCGGCGTCATAACAAATGACTAATTTTGTCAATGTGTTATCCGTTGTACCGCCAGCCGAAGACCAGACAGGATCGCCAATGTCTGAGTTTTGGCTGTTCGCTGTATCGTCAGGAGTCGGGGCAGATACATCTGCATCCGTCAGGACTTTTCGAGCGTAGTTTGTAAAGTCTGCCTCTGTATTACCCGCAGCACCTAGCAACGTTGATAGATCATCGTAATCCTCAAGCGTTGCGTCCGTCTCGTTTGCCTTCAAAAGCAGAACGACTAGTCCGGCATTTGTTGGGTCGTTGTTTGCTACGCGGTCAACGTAACCGTTAACGCGCCCTTTTGCGATATTAAAAACACCGTTAGCCATTTGAATTCACCGTATATTTTCCAGTTGCGAAAGTTACTAAATTGCCGCTACCGTCTCGTGCAGTAGCTGTGTATTGAAGTTGTCCAGAGGGTATTGATCCGTCAGGCGTGAATGACACCTGACCGAGAGCAGCATTTTCTATCGTGCCGCTCATGGTCGTGATCTCGACCTTAGCTGTGAGTGGTTGCGTTGTGTCTACTGCCTGCCCTGTCCACACTGCTGTGCTTGCAACGTCCGTGTCTTGAGAGTCAAGAACACCCTCCAAGATAGGGTCAACATACGTTGCGTAAGGCTGAATAAGCTGAGTTTTCCATGACTCGCTAGCATCTTCGGGAGGCGTAACAACAACAGCGTTAACCGTGACCAGTCGATTGCGTTGCGCGGCTGGATTGCCTGAAGAGTCGGTAACGTCATATTGAAGGACATAAAGGCCTGCTGTGGCTGTATCTACCGTGCCAGTGACAGCCACCTGATCAGTGATATCACCGTCAACGTTATCTGTGGCTGTATAGCCAGGCTCTGTGAACGTGTCGCCTACATCGAGCGTAACCGCTCCGCCTGTGAGCGTAATGACAGGAGCCGCTGCGTCAGTCACCACGTTAACTGTTCTTACAACTTCAGGCGCAAAGTTCCCCGCCGCATCTTCTACGTTGTAACTGAGGTTATACGACCCTGCGACATTGACATTGACCGAGCCTGAAACAACAACGGAGCTTGTCAAATCACCGTCCACAGCATCCGTAGCGGTATAGCCTGGATCTGTGAAAGTTGCCCCTATATCAACACTTAAAGGGTTAGCACCCAGCAAAGTAATAGTTGGCCCCGCTTGGTCAGTAACATTAACCGTCCGATAGCGTGTTGCGGCTGCATTGCCTGCTGCATCGGTTAGGTTATAAGTGAGTGTGTATTGGCCTACTACATTGGAATTAACGTTACCAGTTAATACAACGCTTCCAGACAAGTCACCGTCATGGTTATCTGTTGCTGTGTAACCTGCATCTACATACGTTTGACCATGAGGGTGTGTGACAGGCGTAGTGCCTAGCAGAGTGATAACAGGCGCTGTTACATCAAGGACGTTTACAGTTCTAGTGACCTGCTGTGCTGCGTTTCCTGCTGCATCTGTAACGTTGTACGTGACTACATAGGTACCGATAGTGTTCGGGTCTACCGTATCCCCCGCAACAACCACGCTCCCTGTCAGATCACCGTCTACATTGTCCGAAGCCGAATAGCCTGGATCGCTCCACGCATCACCCTCATTGATATTGACTGTAGAGCCGCCTGTAAGCGTGATAATAGGGTTAACAGAGTCAACAAAGACTTCATCAGCAGATGACCCCCACGCTCCGTCTGTATCGTCCTGAATCCAGTACCTAAACGTGCCGCCGTTAGGCGAAGATAAAGCTCCATACGCTAGTGAAACAGCGCCTGAGCCTGACTGCCAATAGCCGTAAGCTCTATCCCCTACAACAACGCCCGTATCATCTGCGAATATCCCCGCCACTTCTGCAATCGTTGCATAGTAGTGGCCTATATCAGGCGTTATCTGAAAATCAACAGTATCACTGCTACCACCATCCGTAACTTGAACAGTCAGAGGATTGTTATAACTAAGCGTGTTATCTCCGAAGGTCTTCGGATCAGGTGCCGTAAAGACGATCTGAGAAGCGTTTTGGCTATCTGGGGTAATCGCCTGCCCTTGGATGGTAAGCGTCTTTCCTGTGGCGCTAGCGTTGGCTAGGCTAATCGTTACCGTATCACTAGCGTAAATTGGTGCTGATGTGATAGAGGTAATGCCAAACTGTGGCGCTGTAGTGGTGAAATCCACCTTAGTGACAGATGCTTGGACGTTTGGCGTGCCTTCATCATCTCTTGCGACAATGTAAAGATCATAAGCCGAAGAGGCTGAAAGCCCCGTAAACGCATCATTAATGCTTGTGATGTTCGTAGCATTACCAGAGGCTAAAGGAGAGCCGCCACCTGATTCCTGGCCTGCTATAACTTCAGCAGGTGTAGGTGCTGTAGCGCCATCTGCTACAACGACATAGTAAATGTCGCCTGTTTCATCAATCGTAGCGGTAACTGTGCCGCCCGTGTCTGTGATCGAGCCAACAGCAGGCGCTACTGAGAATGTTGGCGCTGTAGAATCACCAGCAGCAACGGCGGGGTCGCTAATCTCAACTGTAGTGCTTGTCCATGTTGCCGAGCTACCGCGGTTGATCGTAGGAGTCTGATCTCCAGCACTGGCGTAATCCATGCCGATATAGTACGTGCTCGCGCTCACTTCTATCACTGAGCCAAGCTGAGCGTTTTCGTATGTTGTGCCGGTGTTATCTGCACTCCACGATGTAAATGACAGCGTTGTAAAGTTTGTCGCTGATAGCAGTGCCGCGCCCATTGCTGTCCCAAAGCCATCGCCGAATGCAGACTGCTCTAGCACTGTAGCCGCAGACCACGCACCACCCGATAGTACAATCTCAACCAGATAATAATGGCAGCGCAAACCGCCTGGGGGTGTGACTGTAATCGCTCCTGCTGCAGGACTAGCGGGAGATTTAGCCGCAAGGACAATGTGCCTCGCCTGATCTGTTACAAAATCATCTGAGACAACTGACCAGCCATCGCCATCAGCCTGTCCCGAGACCGTCAGCGCGGTGTTGGGGTCAGGCCACTCCTCGATAAATAGCAACAGTAAACTGGCTGCTTGAGGCGTTACAGAGGGGGTGCTACCGCCGCCGTAATCTATTAAACCTTGCGCTAGAACAGATGGGGTGCCAATGCTCATTCTACCCACCCCGCATCTTGGAAAATTACAATATCCACTTCACTGTATTCTGGATCACCGCTACGACCACTCATTACAACTGCCAGCCTACCTGTAGCCAGATCGAAGGTTGCATTCCGCATGATTGATCTTGCTCCTGTGACAGTCTCAAACTCATCCAGAAACGTAATATTTCCATGCTCATACGGGAAGATATCCCATGAGTTCACGGCGTTCGTTATGTCATTAAGATCAAACAGCCAATACTTATTGTGGATATCCTCGTATTGAACCCGACACGGGCCAGGACATTCATTACTCCCGCCAAACGACCCTCCATTAAGGTAAGGTGGTGTGCCTTTGTACGAAATTCCATCCTCCCCACCTTCAATCTGACCAATCACTGCATAAGTGTCTGTCCCAGGGATAATAAAACCAAGATGGGAATAGGACATAATGTTGTAAAAGTCGTTGATCCAAGGAACGACTTGAGCTGAATCAGTCCCATCGGCTGCACAGTTGTAACTTGACTGGTCTCTGTCACAGTTCATCATTTCATACTGATACCAGCTTGTGCCGTTTGTGACTCTATCTGGAAAGAATGCCGCTCCCATTTGAAGCCCATCAATATCCCAAAAGTCCATGTGACGAGTAACATTCAAAACCCCGTTTGTACCGAGACCGTTAAGAGTCCCAGCAAAGAGAGATGGACCTACAGTTGACCTGCTGAGAATCGACCCGTTTTTCCCGCCACCCCATAACACGCGACCGCCCAACGCGGCTTGCCATGCGCTTGGAACGTCAGCCATCCATGTCGCAGCATGCGCCGCCTCGGTGCCTGCTATTTGTGCTCCTGACGCTGGCTTGACTTGATAAAATCCATCAACTGTGGACGTTGACAAATCTGACGGATCGCGATAGCAAAGCATGTTGTCCTGTGTGTATGGGAAGCTGTCATACTCGACAATGCCTTGAACACAAAGCTTGTCCGTCACGTCATCATAAAAAAGGCCGTTGATTGAGTGAAAACCATAGTTCTCTGTAAGCGTATGCCTAAAGACAGACGACCAAGGTTGTGCAGCCGTAGCTGTTTGTACCCCAGTTCTGTCGTTCGGATCGCTTGGCTTAATCAGTGTGGGAATATTCAACTCGATGATTGAATCTGTTTCACCGCCATTGTCACCCAGCCCACCTGATCCATTGTATGCACCGCCGCGACCAGACAAGAAAAGCGTTGTCCCGTTCTCGTGGAACGCAATACCAGCGTCTAGCCCTGTTCCGTAATTATCTGCGGGGCCATACTCTGCTGCGTAGTACGATACTGCTGGCAGCTCGTTGTGTGGATATTCGTAATGCCCCCCAGCAGCGAAAAAACCTTGATAGGCGTTTGTCAGAACTTGGTTAAAGTTATGCACTAGGTTCGGGTTGCTAGGGTCTGCTGTCCCTATTGGCTGATATCCATACTGAGCAATCACGGGTGTGTTTCCTGGAGTTAAGTTAGTCCAGCTATCACCGTCTATACCTGTCTGTAGCTCACCCTCTGACCATGTTTTGCCTGTGGGATTCACAACAGCAAAAGCAAGATGAGCGAGCAAAAAGCAGCAAACAAACACCAACGCTATGTCTAAGTGTGTTCTGTTCATCCTTTGGATTTCCCCATAGTCTCGGATAGTTTAGGCATAATCTTTTCTGCTGAGCGTCCAACTACGTAACCGCCTAGGCCGATCTGCAATAGCGTCCAAGCCTCTTCAGTTAGCCTGAACGCCAATAGACCAAACGAGTCACATACAACCAGCACTAGAAAAGTAAGCATCGTGATAGGTCGCCAGTTACGCTGCATCCAGCTTTGGCCTTGCGCCTCTGCTGTAATAACTTCTGCTTTCGCGTCAATCAGCTTTGTTTCGTACTCCATTACTTTCATGCTCATTTGATTCTGAGCGTCAAATAATCGAGCTTTAATTTG